TCATCAAATACAACAACGGCTTCGACAGCTTCCAAATCGGTCAAGCCCTCGTGGGCATCCACGTATGGAGTGCCTGCCGGAAGCATAAGGCGCTTCTGGACGATACCGTTGACAACAGCGGTCTGGTCTACCGGGCGATAGTTGGTAGGGATGTTTCTTGTTGAACCGAACGCATAGATTCTTGTAGCATAAGTACCCTTGCTATCACTCCGGCTCATGTCCTTGGCTTCCTTATCCAGTTCTATCTTAACAGCATCGGAGAACTCACAGCGTCCGAAGTTGATTACATGGTCCGTTACCCAACAATCACAACCCCAGTTATCAGCCATGCTGAACATAGCATCAATGAGGTTGGTATTGTCATAGGTCATCAATTTGGAGGAGTTCTCGACACTATCGTCAATGGAAAACACGAAGTCTTTTCCCTCATATTTATAACCAAGAGCTTTCAAATTGCGAAGGAATACACCCATCTGGACATCCAGTGAAGCGGTAAGGGACCAGGACGCTTCCAGTCCTCCGTACTCCGGGGTGTACTTGAATATCTTTGTTTTCCACTTGAAATAGTAAGCGTCAAAACGAAGTTCATAGGAGTAGCCTCCGTTCTTGTAGGTCGGATAGGGAATATCTACAATCTGATAGATTTTTGCCAATTTACCGCCCATGGAGGCATCGAGTACCCCACGCAGGTCAACGTAATCACCTACTTGGAAATCGACTGGGGACAGAGTATTAAAAGGTAGTACGACATAGTCCTCTTTCATTAAAGAGAACTTGCCTTTTGCACCGGGATTGATACCAGTTGAAAAGCGGGTATTGCCTTGTATGTCCTTAATATCTATCATGTAAACAAAGGTCGGACATAAAAAAAAGAAGCCCTAAAAATTAGAGCTTCCATACACGACAATGAATTTAATGTCGTAAATTTCTAGCCTACAACACGGTTAGATGGATTATACTCACAGAATTTGGCTGATATTTTCCCAAATGTCCGGTCTAAGCTTTGGGCATAAGAAACGCTCTTTCCTAAATATAGCAAATGATAAATATCACTACTGTTCTCAGGAATCTGAATATCAATTTTACCTTTGTAAAGTTCTTCATAAAAAGCTGTTTTCTTTGCCTGATAATCGGCAGGAGAATCACCTTCTACTGTAAAAACAAGAGTTAACTCACGCTCATCAAGCTTGGGGTTATCCATAAGAACTTGTTTCCCATGTTCCAAGCGTGATTTATTCTCTATAAACTCTTTCAGAGGTACCGGTGCTCCCAGTACATCAAGAAAGTTATCTCCCATTCTAACACCCCACTCTTTTAGGGCTTCTCTTCCGTTTATTATTAATTCTGCCATAACTATTATAGATTCTTTATATCCTGCTTGATATCATTTGTATTATCGAGTATTCGCGGACTATTCTTGGCAAGAATAACAGAGTTTTCAAGTATATCTCTACGGTCCATGTTACCTTCTACTTGGAATGTTCTCATTTCATCTACGATTCTTTCCATATTGGAGACTTTATCGGTCAACGTTCGTAGGTCATCAGTTGGAAAGACAATATTTATGTGTTGCTGATAGCTATTTGCTATCACTTCCTTATTTCTATTTGCGATGTCAGAACTCCCGGACATCAATATAGGAATATCTTCACTACTAAGATTAAGCAATGACAATTTGTTATTAATGGATGACAACAAATCGGTCTGTTGAACAGTTTCCGCTCTAATTCCTTCACTGCTCTCATATATGGCAGTAGCTCTTCCGCTAATCTCCTCTCCGGTATCTTGCGACACAGTTTCATACCCTTTGGAAGATGCCTGCTGTGAAAACATGGTTCCAAAGAACTGGTTGATGGCATCCACTTCCTTCTTCATGTCATCAGCCATTGTCTGTTTCATGGAATCAAGCAGCTGCTTTTCTTCGGAAGTCAGGTTGTCGTCTCCCATGGCTTTTTGCCATTCATTGTACCACCTCTGCATCTGGGGCTTGAAGTTCTCTACGTACATAGCCTTTATAAGAGCCTTACGCATATATTCTCCCATGTCATCAGAAATTTCTTCCGCTGTAGCCTCTATATCGTACAAGGAATTCAGGATGCCATCAGAAAAGGACTCCCATTCCTGCTCAGCTTCATTACGGGCGTTCTCCGCTTCTTGAGCGGCTTCTTCCGCACGATTGATAGCACCTGTGTCAAGAGACGGGAACAAAGCGTTGGCAGCATCCACTATGTCAACACCGGCTTTCTGAATCTCGGCTATCATTTCGTCCAGTGTCTTACGCTCGGCGGTATCTATGGCACCGTCCTTCATAAACTCGGTATATTGGTCATACCAAGCCTGAATCTGAGGTTGGAGCTGGGCGGAAAACATGGAATCAACCAAAGCATTACGCATAAACTTATAGATATTGTCGGCCACATCCTCGGCGGTAGCTTCTGCGTCATAGAGCACACTCCTGATACTGTCGGAGAAAGAATCGAACGCCTTCCTTACCTCCTCGCCAGAGTCTTTCCAAACATCGCTGATTTCTCCGGCAGCATCGGCAACCTCCTTGCTCAATTCGTCAATGTCATTCTTGATATTGGCACGTTCTTCATCGGTTACAAGTCCATCCTCCGAGTATTCCTTCCATTTCTCCCAGATAGCTTTGATACGTGGTTCATATTGCTCGACATACATGGCTTCGATAAGTTCCTTGCGCATGGATTCGGAGATATTCTTGGCAACGGCTTCGGCTGTTACCTCGGCATTGGTAAGAGAGTTCAATATGCCATCGGAGAAGGACTTGAATTCCTCTTCAAGTTCCTTCTTCATGTTACTCTCGGTAATCCCAAGAGTATCAGAAAGAATGTCTTTGGCGGCTACGATGTCATTAGCCAACTTTTCAGCTTCGCTTCTCAGTGTATTACGTTCAGCATCGGTTATATCGCCGTCAGACATGGCTTTCTGAACCCGTTTATAAAACTCTTCTATCTGTGGTTGGAAGGTATCGGAAAACATCCTCTCAACCATTTGTTGACGGATGTACTCGAAGATATTGTCTGTTATGTCTTCGGCGGTGGCTTCGATGGAAGACATGGCAGACTTGACGTTATCAACAAACGGCTGCAGGTCTTCGGCGTCCTTCAGTTTGTCTGTGAAGATGCTGTTCACACCCTCAACACCTTTCATCATCTGCTCAATGTATCGGTCAACCTGAGAACCGAGCTGTACCATGTCACTCTCGGACAATCCGTCTTGGGAAAGTTCTTCAAAAGTCTTGTACAACTCTTCCATCCTGCCCTTGTATTCTTTCTCGTACAAAGCCTTTATCATTGCCTGACGGAAGTAATCATAGATATTATCAGAAACATCCTTGGCCGTCACATCAAGGGAAGTAAGAGAACTCTGCATACTACCGATGAAATCCTCATAGTTATCCGTGCTACTGTCGGTATCCTCTTTGGTCCATCCGAAAATTTCCGCAAGCTTGTCACGTTCGGCAAGTGCGGAACCGGCAATTGCGTCATACTGCTTCCGAAGAGCCTCCATCTCCTCCTTCGTAATGCCTCCTTGGTCTTTATTGGCCTGGGCAAAGGCATCGTACCACGTTTGAAGGTCCTCGGTAAATTTGTTGCCTACCATTGTGGTAAGCACAGCACGCTGCATATATCCGCTGAAACTGTCAGAAAAGTCTTTCGCGGAACTGCCCATATCCATGAGGGTATCCACAAAACTGTCGAAAACGCTATCGAACGTTGTCTGTGTCAGTTGTTCACTAATCTGGTTCTGAATATCCTCAATCCTTTCCTCTCCATCTATAATGCCGTTCAAATATTCTTGCACGTCACCGTCCATCTTCGCCCAGAAGGCAGGAGCTTCGGATTTAAGCTTCTCCAGCTGTTCTGTGGTCAGGTCAAACAACCCCGTCATTCTTCCGGTGCCGATAAACTCCTTGGCAGCTTGGACAGACATATCAAGCGCGCTGGCGATGTCCTGCCATTCACCTGAAGAGGTATTCTTTACCATGCGCTTGCCGATGGAATGGGAACCGACAGACGCACCGGAATTAAGACGTTCTTTTCCCAGTAGGCGATATGCCTCAATTTGCTTTTCAACAAGGCCAAGCGCCTCTTCTCCTACCTTGTCTGCCTCCATGCCGTAGGAAATGCTGATGTATTCCTGCTTCTTGTCTATCAGTTCATCCCATATCTCATTGAGCCTGGTGTACTCCTCAACCATCTCGTTATAGTGGGAATAATCGGCACCGAACATCCCGTCCAATGCGGACACTACAGAGGAAATTCCAGAAACCGCACTCATTGCGCCTCCGACAATATCACCCGACATGATTTGCCCGACCCCGGATGCCGTTTGTCCTAAGCCGCCAAGCGCATCAATGGCACTTGTTATCTTACTGTCGTCAAATCCGAATATGTCGGCGATACTTGAGCCAAACTCATTCAATGCAGGGGCAAAAGACGTCACAGTATTTCCTATATCGGTGATTCCTTGACCGATTTTCTTGGAATCGTTACCACCCTTTTTTATGGCTTCTATCCCTTTCTCCAAGTCAGAGACGAAAGCCTGCCACGGTGATTTGCCTTTCAGCTCATCCTTTAGCCCTCTGATTGCATCTGTTATGTCCTTTATGGAGATTTCACCCTTTTCTATCTTTTCAATGTCCTTATCAGTGAATCCGAGTGCTTTCAATTCGTCAAGTGTAACATTCGTTCCGTCACTTTCCTTTGTACCAGACATGTACTTGACAAGTGTTTCATACTTATCAATGATGGACTGAATAGCGGAAACGGACTTATTGCTGGTATCTTCAAAGAGGTCTGCCATCGCCTTTGTGGAGTGACCGAACTGTTCATCAAGCTGTTCAAGAGCCTTGTTCTTTTGGGCTACCTTGGAAGCGTACTCCGGGCTGTCGGTTTGCAGTTTGACTATCTCGTCATTGTATTTCTGTACAAGGTTCTTGCGCTTCTCCTGATAGTTTCCGTACTCAATGAAGTATTCCTGCCATGCTTTTTTGTCGGCTTCAAGTTTGGCTTTACTTGTTGAATCAATATCGCTTTCTCTTTTTTTAGCGGCATTAGAAGCCCATGTGCCAAGTTTCTCCTCTTGTTTATCTGTCAGTTTTCCACCTTGCTCCGTTTCCCAATCCTTGCGCTGTTTTTTAATAGCATCCAGTTCTTTTCGATAGTCCAAGTCAATCTGAGCCAGCTTCTTTTCAGTACCATCCTCCATGAGGTTGATTTCATCCTGCTGGTTTTTCCGACGAATGGAAAGGAGTTGTTCGGCAAGCAGTTCTTGCTGTTTGAGTTGCTTGGCGGCTTCTTTCTTGGCTTGATTTTCCTGCTTAGTCAACGAGCTTCCAGTAATTCCTCCTAAGTCTTTATATTTCTTTTCGGCAGCTTCCATCTTGCCTTTGGCATCTTTCACCTGCTCCGATGTAGCTTCTTGGTCTTTAAGTAATACTTCATAACCTTTCTTTGCCTTTTCCCAATCGGCTTTAGCTGCTGCAAGGTCTTGTTGGTAAGTAGTCTTATTCTTTTCGGTTTCAATACGGGTTTGTTTTGTTGATTTAGCCGTATCTATAAGATTTTTAATGTCTTTTACCTCATAAATTGCTTCATCAGACAAAGAACCTTCCACGTCAATTGGAAGTTTCATCTTTACTTTTCCATTCCCATCTTTTCCTTTGATTCGTTTTTCAAGTTCAGAAATATATTCGTCAAACTTGCTAATATCAACATCTTTCAAGCTTGATATGAATTGCTCTGATATACCCTTTCCTCTCTCAACAAGAAATTCGTCTCTGTAAAAACGAAGTTCCTTTAGTTTGCTAATTTCCTGCTGGGTTAGTTTCCCACCATTAATTTGTTTTGCGGAAAGTGTGTTTTCATAATCAGAAACCGCTTTATTAGCTGCTTCAAAATCTTTTGCAACTCTTTCTCCGGCTCGTTTTGAATCTTCCTCGGCAATCTGCCTTTTAAGTTCAAGAATATCCGCTAACTTGATGCTCTCTATGTCGTACTGGGAGAATATCTTCGGGTATTCCTTGCGTAATTCTGCCAAACTTTGCCCACGTTGCAAATCAGCCAAAGCAATATCACGAGAGCTTTGAATAAGACCCTCTATTTTTTGTTTACGTTCTTTCTCTTGTTTTGCCGACTCTTCTTGTTTCTTGTTGAAACGCTCTTGTGCCTTTTCAGCAATGGATGTATTATCTGCCAATGTCCACATAGCAATCCCAAGAGAAACTATGGCAGTTCCAGCTAATACATAAGGATTCATTGCGAGAACTTTGTTATATGTAGCTTGAGCAACAGTAGCAGCTTTGGTTGCTGCAACCTTTCCCCATATAGCCTTTGTAAATCCTTGCTCAACAATGGAGTTCACCAATAGCCCAGTTCTATAAACACCATATATTGAAACGAGAGCCAATACACTTTGCCCTATAACTTCGTAGTTCTTAACTACAGTATCAGCAACAGATATACTTCCTGAAATCAAATCTTGATTAGCAAGTCCTATCTCAGCCAAAGCAGTAGTTATTGTATCTTCAAAGTTTGACATTTGTCCCTCAATAGTCTTTGCAATAGCTTCCGTAGAGCCTTCAACGCCTTTCATTGAGCCAAATTGTTCAACGGCTTTCATTACAGATTCAACTGTTCGGTCACATTCAACTGTCATATCACGGAACGAAAGCTTAACTTTATTCCCTTCTGTTTGAACACGAACACCGAACTCTTTCCAACGCTCTGGATTATTTATATCAAGTATCGCCTCTGTTAGCTGGTCGAAAGGTTTTGCTACTGTATTGGTAAAATCTCCCATTTTTTTCATGGCATCCATCGAAGGAGTGATACCACGATTGACGAATTTTATAAAATCATCCGTCAGTTCATCAAGTTGGAAGTTTGTTTTTGCGGCAAAGCTATTTATGTCAGATAGATATGCTTTTGCTTTTTCGGAACTACCATTCAGAGCATTAGTTAATACAGATTCATACTTTTGAAACATTCCAGCTGTTGATACTACATTTGAAGCAACTTGTTTCAACATTGCGATTCCACCAATAGCAGCAAGTGTCTTCTTGAATGAGACTCCTACACCTTCATTAACGGTAACAACAGCCTTGCTTTCATCCTTGAACAAAGCGTATTCATCCTTTAGAGCTTTGGTAGATAATCTTGCAAGAGCTTGTTGTGATTGTAATTCACCAAGAGCATACTTTTGTTCTCCTAATGCTGCCTTTGCACGGTTTAATTCATCTGATAAAGATTGTCTTTTAGGGTCGTACTTTCCTAATTTCTTATATTGTTCTGTAAGCATTGAAACATCATTCTGTGTCTCACGTATGATGTCTTTTTGTTTAATGATCTCTTCGGATAAGGAATTGACAGCTTTTTCGCCATCGTATATACCTTTTTTGAATCCCGTTTCCATCTCCGCTCCAGCTTTGGCTGCATTAGTTACCAACTCATCCAACCTTTGATTAGATGCAGCAAGTTGAACATTTAAAGCCTTGAAAGCAGCAGGAGACTGCGTGCCATCCATGCTCATTAACTCCTGCTTTAATTTTGCAATTTCATTACGAAGTCTTACAACTTCTTCCCAGTCACTACCTACCTTAAAATATAATTTCGCCATATCTATTTCTTTTTCCTACGATTAGCCAATTCCTTACCACTGATTCTATTCACTTTTTGACCACCATATACTGCGTGTAATTTATCCCGTTGCATCATCAGCAAATTCCGATAAGGGATAACCTCAAACACTTCTGTATAACTCAGATGAAGCGTGTCAATCAAATGGGCTATCTGCCCGAAGAACGTTGCGTTTCCTACTGTTTCGGTCTTGCTGCCAGCATCGACACGTTCCTCATCGAGCTGACACATTGAAAAGCCGAAATATCCATCATAGAGAAACAGACTTCCAAGGCATCTTTGACTTCTTCAAAAGTGCCGTTCTCCAATTCTTTGACCAAACTATCATTCCCGCAGATGAAGCATGAAATACCTTTCAGCATATCTTCAGTAGCTTCAGGAAGCTCTTTAATAGCTTCCATGACATTATCTCCAGTCATGCCGATATTGGAAAAATGATGAATGGCACGACAGATAATTTTAATTGTAGGAGGTTTAATGGTATAAACCATCCCTCCTATCTCCACATTCATGAAATCCAGCCCTAACAAAGCATCAGAAACCGTTTTTGCTGCTTGATTCATATTCTTAAACTAAAAGGGGGAATGGTATATATCCATCCCCCGGTTATCACTCTTGTGCTTTTACCAATGTTATCTCTTTTTTAAGAGTGGTATCAACTTCAGAAGGAGTGGTTTTAATATCTCCTGACTGAGTGACGTACCCCACTTTCGACACTTCATAGTGAACGGTAGCCCCAGCATTCACCTGCTTTGACTTGACCGTTGCACCGTCCAGCTTTACGGTCGCATCGGAAGGAGTAGGTACAATGGTTACTGTAGTTCATGCCTGCAAAGCTTTAATCTGCCCTTCTTCATAGTTATACTCAGAAGAAACACCTTCGATTCCCGGTTCCTGCACCAAGCCTTTTACAGCGATTGCAATTGCCTTATCCGTATTGGCTTCACGGGAAACAATACGGCATTTTGGGAAGATGAACCAGACATCATCATCGGTCAGACAGAACAATGCTTTGTTGATAATAACTTTATCCAAAGCACGCTTCCAACCTACATCTTTAGATGTTGCCTGAATAACATCGCCACCCATGAACGCTTTCTTGGTCTTCCAGTCATATTGTCCGATAGAGAAAGCGGGCGATACTTCTCCCGGCACATCATCGTAACGGTAATTCTTTCCCGTTAATTGGTTCTTGTACCCAGTGACGGAGGCTTCCGTTTCCTCAATCTGCCACGTTTCCCCGTGTACATTCAAAACCTCATCTTTCGCTTTGATAGCGGCTTGAATCAAAGTCTTTGCGATTTCGGGGGTAATGTCTGCCGTTACCTTATCAATATCGGCAAACAAGATTCTTTTTATTCCTACTGCTGAAATCATAATCTTATAGTTTTACATTTATTACTTCAAATAAAATTCTCACATTCACGTAATGGCATTTCAAAGCTGCATCCGCTTCCGCGCCAATTGATTCGATAGAGTAACGATAGGTTGTACCGTCATAGGTGCTTACTACATCATCAAGCAGCTTGTCAGCCTTTCTTTCAAGTTCGTTAAGCCGGATTGTGTTCGCTTCATTCTCGCTTAAATTGGGTACACATAGATTCACTTCTGCAAAAGATTTCTTCCAATACTTTCCCGGCTGTTGTTTCTTCGTATGGATAACGATTCTTTCAGAGGTCAATTCACCCGTCAGCGTTTCCCCGTCCGGCACTATGGCTATTCCGAAAGCCTTGCAATCCCGGTAGAGAATGTTTCCTATGTCGGTAGTTACTATCATTCAAACTCTTCTTTTAATCGTTTCTCCGCATACAAAGCGGCACCACTTAAAACATCATATCCCTTAGATTCAACAAATGAAGCGTATTCCGCTTCGTTTTTCAGAGTTAAACCGCTTTCATCAACATCGTAATCATTGGACGTTCTCAAAGTGAGTGTATGGTCTTTATAATCGCCGTGTTCCTCTGCGTACTTCACGGCTTCATCGCCAATATCAATCATCTTCTTCTCGACTTCCCATTCTCCGTCTTGAAAGAACTGCTCGACATCCGAGAAATCAAAATCTACATCCATAGTTCCGAATAGTTAAAGTAGTTAGTATTCTTCACCGTGTAAACCTTACCTTGACCTCTTACGTTCTCTCCATCCATACAACGGACCTCCTGCCCTGCCTTAACAGTGATTCTCTTCTCACAGACTACATGATAGTTCGGGCGATACACAGAGCCATTATCGGATGAAAACTCCTTTGTAATGTTGTCATCACAACGGCATCTGCATATATCCTGCCAGCTCTCACCACCTGTGCCGGGAATA